AGCGCCTTCGCCAAAAGAGCAACTGCGACAACTACGCGAAGGGCGATGATCGCTGCAAGAATTTTGATCGCGTTCCCGAAACCTCCAACGGCGGATACGGCGTAGTCAAAGGCCTGAATAACCTTCCATACCGCTTGGGCCGTGTCGGATATCCCCTTCTTTATTTTCGGTAGATTGTCGCGAAGTTGCTCTATACCCTTGACAAAAAACCCAACAATATCTTCTCTATTTACCTTGATGAATGCCATAAATTGCAGAACCAATTCATTAAGAATTGGTATAAGCTTTCTGCCTATTTCAATTCGCATCCCAAGGAATTGCGTCTGCAACCTAAGAAGATTGTCATTAAATCTTTCGGATACCTCGCCAGATGCGTGGTCGAATATAATGTTAAGCTCTCGCGCCTCAGCCGCAGCGGCCTCAAGGCCAGCCCGCCCCGCATTCAAAAGCGGGATCATGCTCGCGCCAGACCGGCCAAAGATGCGCACTGCCGCAGCCGTTTTCTCAGCACCATCTTCCATTTTGGAGAACGCATCGGCTGCCTGCAAAAGCACCTCCTCCATGCTCATGTTTCGCAGGTCTTTTGCACTCAGTCCAATCTTATTGAAGTGTCGCAGATACTCTTTCGATCCACGCGCCGCTTCCGTCATATTGACGTTTAGCATACGCAGGCCGGTATTTAATTCCGCCTGTTCAAGCCCGGCAAGTTTCGCGGCCCAACTGACCTCTTGCAGTGCCTCGATTTCCATGCCGATTTTTTGGGAAGTCTTGAACGCCGCATCGCCAAGGTCCGCAGCCTCTTTAGCAACACGGAACATGGCGTAACCGGCACCGGCAACAGCAGCACCGGCAACAGCGCCGAACTTTGCGAGCGATGCAAACTGCGAACGCACTTGCGCGGCGGATGATTTAACACGGTCTAGTGATACTTTGGTGCGCGCGTTGGCCTGATCCAGCTTTTTCAGCGGGCCGCTGAAACGGTCCAAAACCTCATAGATATATTCGACGGTATTGGCCATTACTTGCGCCCGCTTTTCATCGCCTCTTTTGCGGCGCGCTGAATTTTTTTCTGCCGCTCGCGGATGTACTCAATCCGCATCATTGGCATGGCCTCGACTTGACTAAAGGTCAGAGCGCCTTCACTTGCGTAGGCTGTGTCGTAGACATATTCTGTCCATTCGCGCGCGCCCCAGCCAAGCCTATACCAAAAAAACAGCAGTATTTCACCGCCGCATCAAATTGATCGTCCGGGTGCATATCGTCCCAAGTCTCGGCGCGCATGTTGATCGCGCCGTCCATCTTGCATAGCGGCTTCTTGCTATTGCAGACCATCGCCTTGAAGGTCTCGACAAACGCGTCGATATCAACGCCACTATCAAGCGAAAAGCCAAGGCCGACAACAGTAGCAAGATCGTCAGCCGATGCGCCATGCTCTTCTTCGGATTGATCGGCAAGTGGCTTTTGCGGCGTGGCGTCATCGTCTTTCTTGCGTTCTTCGGCAATCTTTTGCACCGAAATCAGAACAGACGTAACAGTCTGCCTCAGCCGAAAATACTCTTTCCGATGCGGCCCCGAATACTCGCTAAACTCAAGATACTCCGCCTCAACAAAGTTACCATCCTTGCTGTACTTGACGGGGTGCTTGAGACGATATTCCATCGTCCCGTCAATGTGCGACATAGTTACTCCCTAGTGCTGCTTTGGACCTATTAACCCACCTGCGCCGGATCGCCCTTGAACTCAAGCGACGTAACGCCGTCCGCCGAAAGACCAATCTCCGGGTCATTCGCGAGAGACACATTCGCCAGCGCCACGCTAAACGAACCGTCCGGCACCTTGCCGACAACCTGCACAGTAAGAGCGCCGATAGCGTTTTTCCATGCGCTGATTTTACGCAGCATTTCCGGCGTATTGTAGATATCGAAATTCACCGCAGAAATCTTGCTTTCCGCATCGGACGTATGCACCGTTTCAACGGCACCGCCGCCGCTTGATGCGGTTCGCACGTTGACCTCGCCACCGCCCAGCATAACCGTGAGGCTATTGGGCACAATGGCAATCGTTTCGTCATTGATGCGAACCGTAGGATTGGCAATCGCAATGGCCATAGTCAGTGTACCCCTTAAAGCGTGATCTGTGTGCCGGTCTGCGTCGTGGTAAACGCAAGGGCAAGGTTGTAATTGATCGTACCAAGCTGCGTCACAATCGGCAGCACACCGTTAATCGTCACGGTGCGCGTTGCGAGCGACACTTCAACAGAAGTGTTTTCCGCAAAGAACGTCACCGCATCGTCACCGGCCTGCACAAGCGCAACGTCCGCCAGCACCTTGTAAATCGCAATCAGCTTGGACTTGATCGAAGCCGCATTCTCGATTGCGCGGCCCGGCAGCAAGTCGCCTTCGGTCAGGCGAGACTGCGCGAACGTGGCCTTGAGTGTGCGGAAAATGATTTCCCGGCACACCGACCCAGTGTCAACGTAGTTGAGATAGTGGAAGCTATCGTTCGGATTGCCCGCCGCGTCGGTTGTCCAAGTCGTAACAACCGGCCCCATAATCATCGCGTTGCCCGCGACGTTGACACCGAAGGACGTAAAGCCGTCATCCTCAAGCTCAAGCTGTTCCGCAGAGGTATAGATATTCTGCGTACCCGTTACCGGCGTCTGACGCAGCGGCGAATTGAAGTACGGCAGAGACGCAAGCGCCGCACCGCCCGTCGCATCGCGCGGCGCATTCGTCGCCACGATCAAATCGGCAATCTGCGCGCCAGTCGAAAGGCGCTTATCGCGGATGCCCATGAAATACGCAGCGACCCAATCTGCGGGCTGCAAAATCGCCGGGCCTTTGTTCGCCGTGGCATTGAGCTTGTTATTGCCCATGACAACGAGCGACTGACTGTTGAGCGCGGCAACCGCGCTCTTGGCGTTCGCCGCCGTCGCGCTGCGACCGTGGAAAACAACGCCATCCATGATCGCGTTAGACGCATTGAAGCGCGCGTCCAGTTCGTCAACCGGGATCGACAGGCCCGAAGCCCAGAACTCCGGCCAGCTAAGGCCCGTGTAACGGCGGCCTTCGATGCCGTCGAGAATGGCAGTCAACACCGGATCATTCGCGCCGGATGCCCAGCCAGTGACAGTATAACCAACGCCAGCGACCGCGCCCGTCACCTTAATGCCGTAGGTGTTGCCGATGGTACCGGCGTCCACGGCTTCAAATTCAACTGTGCCGGTCGTATTGGCAGACGTGAACGGCGGGAAAGAAAGCGCCGCGACCGCAGCATCCACCTTGTCGCCAATCTGCGTTGCCGTGTCACCGCTCGCAACCGCGATATCAAACGAGAATTTGCGCTCGTCCACAACCGCAATCGTCAGCGTACCGTCGGCGGTGGCCGGGCCGGTAAACGCGATTTCGGCGGTAGCCTCAGCGCCAGTGCCGGACTTCGCAGCCGAGATAACATCAAGCTTCGGAATGACGCCGCCGTTAGCGACATTCACGGCGGAGCGCCATGACCAAATACGCCAATAAAGCTCGCCAGCGCCGAACAGACCGCGAATTTCAGCGTCGGTTTTCAGGTGAACATCGGTGACAAGCGCGCCGCTGGTTGCTGTTCCGCTGCCCTGAATTTGACCGACGATAAGATCGCGCCGATCCTCAAAGGCGTCCACAAGTGCAGCCGGGAGAAGCTGAATATTGACGCGCGGGTTAGAAGTCGGAGAGCCCATTATTTGCCAGCCTTCTCAGTTTTCGTTTCAATACGTGCGGGCTCAACAACCTTGGCCACGCAGCCGTCAATTTCAGCGTCCCGAAGCCGGTTCCGCCAGTACCTATCGAGCGGAGCGCCGTCGCGATCAGCCTTGACGCGGACCCTACCGCCCGGCTTGACGCCATTAAGCGTCACATCGGACTTGTTTTCGAGCGTGATTTCAGGCGATGCCGCCATAGTCTTAGCCTCGTAATCCTTTTGCGTAATCATACCGTCCGCCTACCCCTTATTCAATCGGTTCAATGTCAAGGTCAATATCGAGCCCCAGCACGGCTGCGTCATCGGCGTTTAGCGCCCATGTTGACACGATGTCGCGGAAGGCTACGTCCGGTTGCAGGTTGTAGCCGTTCTCGAACGTCACGACGCTAGGCACCTGCCAGTCATAGACGTGGGTATAGAATGCCGAATTATAGACGCCCGGCCCATGCCCGGAATTGACGCACACATAGGGCTGTTTTGTGTCTGGGTCGTCAAACTCGAAGCCGTACAGCACGGAAGCTAAGGCCCGGTAAACCTCGCCATAAGCCTGATTTTGCGCGGTGTGCCCGGCGACCTGATTATCCGTAGGCAAAAAAACCGTGGTGGCAAAATTCTGCAAGATGATTTGCTTGCCGATGTTGCCGCGCACGAATGCCGCGATGCCGTCACTCATGGTGTGGCGGTCCTTCGACACGTCAGCGTCAGACATGATGACGAATAGCGCAGCCTTGCCAGCGGCTTGCTTTGTGTAGACCGCTTGGGCTCGCTCGAAATCCGCAGCGCCATAGATGCGGACGCCGGATATGATCTTGAGCCCGTCTATAGCGCCCGTAGGCAGCGCCGGGATGCCGGTCGCGGTAAATGTGAAGCTGGTTCCGTTGGGCACTGTTGCGACGGTCTGGATGCCGACAATGCCAGCCGTTCGGGCTTCCGATAGATAAGCGCCGGTCAGGCTCGGCAAGTCAGTCTGGCCGGACGGGAACGCCACTTCAAAAAACTTGCGGTTTGGCACCGCGACAATCGGCTGCGATCCGTTCCATGCGCCGGTTGAAAAGCCGCCAAGCCTCAGGGAAGTGGGGTCCGCGTAATCCTTGGGCTCGGTCAGGTCATGCTCTTGCGCCGTCTCAAACCGCACCGTGCCGTCAAGATTATCCGTGACGCCAATGATCGTATTGCGGTAGCCTCCCGCCGCAACGGCAATCTTACGGCCCACAGTGAGCCCGTGCGCGGCGCTCGTGGACACCGTCACAGTGTTGCCGTTAGCCGTAGCCGTGCCGGTCACGGTGTCGCTGAAAATGTCAGTGAACGCCGGGATGTAGGCTTGCAGATGCGCGACAATGTTTGAGGGGGTACTCATGGGTAAATGCGCTGCCTAAATCCAAGGCGGAAAAGCAGGCCCTTCTTTGCCGACAATAAAACCGGGTTTCCGTATTGGCGGAACAATCGGTAGCTTTGGGCCATGCTCATTTTTGCAACCGCTCATTCGCGCGCCGGTAAAGCATTTCGATTATCTGGCCTGCGGTTTGGTTCGCCGCGACAAGCATATGCGGGCGCGGGGCCATCTTTCTAGTTCCGCTTTCTAGGAAGCCCGCATAAGTGGCGCGCTCGCCAGCCGTCATTTGATGCCAGCTTGCCACCTTGTAATTGTAGCTACGCACAAGCCGCCCGCTTTGGCTTTGTGGCGGCTCGCCCCGTGCCGATGATCTGTTCGGCAGGTTCGCGTACTTGCGCCCCGTGCGCGCGCCCGTGGTGAGTAGCCGCTCCACAGTCTTGCCCACAAGCGCGCCTGCGTCATGCAAGCCCGCGCGTATGCCCTCTTTGTGCAGTCCGACTTGCTCCGGTATCTTGAGCAATACCGTTTGCGATTTCTGCGTGACTTTTACGCTAATCATGCCTTGGCCGCATTAGCTGCAACATCGCCGCGCTCAGTGCATTGCACGATGAAATATTCGTCATTCTCCGCGTCAATCGTCACGCGCAACACGCGGAACCGGCGACCGGCGTAGAGGATGAAATGATTGCCGTCTTCCGGTATCGTGAGCGTTGCGCTATACCGGAACCAAAACAAGTGAGTTGCGTTTTCGTCAATCGCAACGCCAGCGAAACGCTTTGTGCCTTGGATTGTTTCAATCGCGGCCCACAGGCTCTTGATCGTGGTAAAGGCTTCCGTAGGCTCGGAAGTGCCCGGCGCAACGGAGCCCATAGCGCGGCTTTGAAGAACGATCTTTTTGCTAAGGTCGCCTATGCAAACCTTGTTTTTCTTGAAGTCTTTTTTTGTGCAGCCCATATCGCGCCCGCCTGTGTACGCTTGTGTGCGCCCGCGCCCGCGCGCGTAGCTAGAACGTGCGGCTAATCCGATACCGCGCCACAAGCGTCTTAGCCCCGCTCGCCTGACGCGCTTCGGGTCCGCATTCGCAATCGCCGCGATTTTCATATAGATACGCGGCATACATCATAATGGCAACCTTGATAGCCGGAGGCACGTCCGCAGCGGCCCCATATCCCGCTTCAAACATGATACGATATGGATACGGCTCGTCAGTCGCGCTAAACGCAAGCGTCAACGGCTCGGGGAACATTACCCGCGCGTAGCCGTCTCGTTGCTTGAGTTTGTAATTCGTAATCGGCTGGTAAGAGCCGTTAACCCATTGCGCAACTTCCGACACGTCAAGCAAGGGCGAATGCTGAATTTCCGCATACGGATAGTTTTCAAACTGGGACAACTCCAAGCCGACATAATAGCCGATTGCTTCGCGCTCGATAAACCAGCGATTTGTGTACCGCTCAAGGTCTTCGGTCGCAGCGCAAATAAATTCTGTCAGCAACACATCCTGACTATCATCGTCGGGATCGAGCTTGGCAAATTCCTTGAACTCTTCAAGGCTTACCACAAGGGCAATGGGCGTCCCGCTGCTGCCGTGCCCGTGCCCGTGCCCTTGGCCCTCGCCTGGCTCCGGCTGCACAACCTCATAATAATCAAGCGCGGGCTTGGTCATTACTTGCCCGCCAGTGCGGCCTTGAAGTCCTCAAGCATACCGGACGCAGCCTTGCGCCGATCCAGCTTAACACCAAAACCGGCGGCGTACTCATCTAGGCCGGACTTGTCATTGGCGTCCGCAAGGGCCTCTGCAAATTCCATATCAGGCGCGTCTTCGGCGCTTTCTGCCACCGCCTCTGTCTGCGGCTCCGGGGCAACTTCCGGCTCCGGCACAACCGCCGCACCAGCGGGAGCGGCCCAATCAGTCTTGACGATATCGTCAAACTCATATTGCGAAACGGAAACAGTTTCGCCTTCGGTCAGCTTCACGATGCGGATGCCGCCGAGCGCGTAATAGCCGGACTTCTTAGCGATAATTTCTGGCATGATTTACCTCCGGTGCAGTTAGGAAAAGATC